CAATTATAAATTATCGTTAAAATATAATTTTCGGAATTTCTGCATATATTTATCTTTTAAAACATGATTTTTTAAATAATATCCAGTTACGGTATCTTCTAACATATGAACTATAAAATAAATAGAATAAACACCACATTCTGTGTTTCCATATTGGTGTTCAACAGGATAATTTTGGTCAAATATCATTTTTATCTTAAGTTGTTTACCTTGTTGTATTACCTTATCTACTAATTTTTGTATTTGAGGAGGAATCTTATTTCCTGCGCTATCAAAGAAAAATATTTTACCTTTTTTTATGTTTATAAATAATGATATCCAATGCTGTCCGGATTTATAGTGTGGATCTGTATTAAAAATAAACCCTAATTTTGTTTTACCTCGTTTAAGTTGGTCTTCTAAATTTAAGTTACAAATATCATCCCAAACACACTTATTATCTAATAGTTTACTATCAAAATCAATTGGCGAAGGACCAAAAAACTCAAAACATTTATAAGCCTTTTCGTATTGTTTCATAACACTAGTTATATCAACACTAGATAGCCATTCATTAGGATTTGTTTTCCATTCTTTGGGAGACAACGGCGCAAATTCATCAATGAAACTTGTAATCTTATTGGATGATATAAAATTCTGTTTTAACCAGCATGACTCTTTATTACAAATACCTTTCATGTATTGTCTTAAGTAATCCCAAATTTCTTTTGGGTTATTGGTATTAATCATTTTATCTGGATGTCGTATGTTCCATAATTCCTTTAATTCGATAAGTGATTTATCCGTATAACAACTAAAATTATTAATTTTATCAACATTTTTATCTTTGGGACTACATCTAAGTTTAATCATATTTTTAAGTGTGCTTTTATACTTCTGGTTTCGTCTTATCGTCCGCATTCTTTTTTTGGTCTGATATTTCATCATAAATATTATGTATATTTTTCTTTTGACGAATTCCTTTAATTCTTAAATTAGGGTCCTTTAGATTTATTTCTTTTTGAAGTGGTACAAACGGTTCATCTATTTTTTTAACAGTCTTTGTTATAAAGCCATCTAATGTATATCTTTTATCCTTAATACTTTTCATCATTAAATTATTTATTTTTTTTGTTATTTCGGGTTCATTAATCATCTCACAATTTGTATTATCAATTACAATATTTTCATTAATTTCATTGTAATCTTCTTGTAATATATCAGATTTATCTAAAGTTTTAAAATAATCGATACAATTTTTTACATAAATATCAAATGAGTGTTTTACATCTGAAAATGTGTCATAATCGGAATCTTGTAATAATTCTCTGGTTAATCCTAATATTCTTTTTCTATAAAAATGTTTATCCTTTTTATTTATTTTTATTGGGAGTGGTTTTCTTGAAATTGTTTTAGAAATAGGTTTGTTTCTAAAACAGTCGATTGTAAGTTGATTTATGTATGTGTCAGACATAATATACAATTATATTTAAACTATCAAAAGATTGCGTATAGGATTATAACCATAAATGTATTCAGCACCTAAATGAGATAATCCATGAATTCCAATTGCTAAAGAAAATAATAATGACAATACAATCATTTGATATGTTTCTATTTTTTGTATATTTGAATAATTTCTTAATAATAAAACGAATGAAATAAAAATAAAAAAAGCATTTATTTGATGTAAATAAAATGATGGAATTCCAAATTCATTTATCATATTATCATATAATAATATTTTATATTGGGTCTTGTATTTGGGTCCTGGTCGAATTATTAAATAAAGATAAGTTAGATTTTTCGGGTATAGGATTAAAACAATTGAATTTTTCCTCCTTAAATAATAAACTATGAGGTTGTAATGATTCGATAGATGATTTAAATGAATACTTATATAAATCACTATTACTATTTGGAACATAAACAGATTGGTCACATTTTTGAAGTGCAAATATTTGTCCTTTTAAATCAGACTCCACATTTATATTTGATGAATAACCAGACCATGGTGAAACTGTATTTCCTGGATTAAACACCTTTTCTAAATTATAAGTTGGCATTTGTTCCATTTTTACTAAATTTTGTTTTCTAGGGTCAACAATTGGTAAAATTGAATATTTTGTCATTACAGGTCTTACACTTATATAAGGTTGTATTAATTGTGTTGGTAGATTTCTATCATATATTCGTGTATTGATTTCATTATTTCTATATGATGCTGTATTTGTAGTCATTAATATAATTATATATTTTATTTAATTATATATATTTTATCTACAATGATATTAAAAATAAAAATTAATCTTTAATAACAATGTGTGGTATTTTTACTCTTCTTAATTATGGTGATATAAATTATATAAATTTTATTAAAGAACAATTTATGAAAGGTAAAAATAGAGGACCTGAATCTTCCAGTTTTCAAAATATTGAGATTAACGCTATATTTGGGTTTCATAGATTAGCAATCAACGGTCTTGATAATATATCAAATCAACCAATTAAAATTGGAAATACTTCTTTAATTTGTAATGGTGAAATTTACAATTACAAAGAATTATATAAATTAATGGATATTACACCAGTAACAAACTCGGATTGTGAGGTTATTATTCATCTTTATCAAAGATATGGTATAAAACAAACATTGAAAATGTTAGATGGAGTTTTTGCGTTTGCTTTATGTGATAGTCAGTGTTTTGATTCGGGGTCTTATATGCATATTGCTCGAGACCCATATGGCGTAAGACCATTGTATTGTTTAAATAATGAAAGTAAGTATAGGGAAACTATTGGATTTGCTTCTGAATTAAAAATGTTATCTGGAATATGTAATGAGTTTCCTAAACAATTTTCAGTTTCACAATTTAAACCGTCTACATATATATCTTATCATAAAAATAATAAGGCACTTAGTTTTTGGGAAAAAATCGAAAATGGTATCTACCATGAACCTATGTTTCCATTAAATAATATCAATAATGATATTAATTGGATTAATAACGGAATTCAAAAGTTTCTTATTCAATCGGTTGAAAAAAGATACTTAACGACTGAACGACCAATCGCATGTTTACTTTCTGGTGGGTTAGATAGTAGTTTGATTACAGCGTTAATTAATGAAATTCACAAGAAACACACCACTGAACTATTAGAAACATATAGTATTGGATTATACGGGTCTGAAGATTTACGAAACGCACGAATCGTATCCGAATATCTTGGTACAAAACACACCGAAATAATTGTTTCAGAAAAAGACATGTTTGAAATCATCCCTAAATTAATCTATGAGATTGAAAGTTACGACACAACAACTGTAAGAGCCAGTATAGGTAATTATTTATTGGGAAAATATATTTCTAAAAATAGTAACGCAAAAGTTATATTTAATGGTGACGGTTCTGATGAATTATGCGGAGGGTATTTATATATGAGTTATTGTAAAGATCCTATTGAGTTTGATAAAGAAACCCGTCGGTTATTGGAAGACATTCATAATTTTGATGTTTTAAGGTCTGACAAGTGTATTTCATCTAACGGTCTTGAACCAAGAACACCATTTTTAGATAGAAACTTTGTAAATTTTTATTTATCTATTCCGCCTTCTATAAGATGTCACTCGTATAATTCACAAGTAGAAAAATATTTATTAAGAAATGCGTTTTCTATTAATAATTTTAAAAATAAAGATGGAAACCAAATATTACCAGATGAAATTTTATGGAGAAGAAAGGAAGCATTTAGTGACGGAGTTAGTGGTAATACACAATCACTATACGAAATATTACAAGGATTTATTACACCAAATTATGATAAATCAATGAGTCCTATTTCTGCAGAAAAATTATATTATAAATCTTTATTTACTTTTTATTATCCAAATTCATTAAATATAATACCTTATTATTGGATGCCTAAATATACAAACGCAGAAGACCCAAGCGCAAGAACATTAGCGGCATATAATAAATGAACATGCTAAATATTATATATGGTAAATATATATGGTAAATATTGAATCTTCGATTTTTGTATTTCAAGAATATTTATTTTTGATATTTATTTTTTTATCATATTTGTTGACAGCAATTTCTATATTTAAACTTTCGGATAAAGCAGAAGAATATTTATATGTTTTAGATTATTACGCAAAAATATACATTTGTTTATTTTTAATAATTCGTTTTAATCCATTAATACAAATAAAATTTACAAATCATGATCG